CGTCCCATTGCCACGGGACCTCGACGGCCGCGGAGATGCGGTGGATCAGGATGTCGCCGTCAATCAACGCTTCTGTCTTCTTGCTTGGCATAATCAATCCTCTTGAGCATGGCCAGCTCTGCGATCAGATGCTTGACATAGGAGGAATCGTACTCGACTCCGATGCTGTCTAGCTCGATCACGATGTTGGCTTGCCGCTTCTTCTCTATCAGGTATGGTCGGACCATCCGCAGGAACCGGACAGCGTGTCGTCCGCTGGCCTCCCACCTGTAGACAGTCCGGTGGTTTCGGTTGTTGTTCTTGAGCGTCCTGACGGAACCCTTGAATCGGTTGGCGATCAGCATCAGCACATGGGGATAGGTGTTCGTGATGGACACATACGCCCTGTTTCCCTGCCACCTGATGCAGCCCTCACCATCGAGGTATCCCGCTAGGTAGCGTTTCAACTAGTGCGTTTCTGCCCAGTTCCTTCCGATTCTGTACTCCCCATCCAGAGGGCAGCGGAACCCGAGCATTTCACCCGCCAACTGGAATGCCTGCTTCGTATAGGAAGCGAACGCCTCGATCTGATCCTTTGGTCCCTCAAACTGGATCTCGTCGTGGATGTGCGCCACCTGATGGATGTTGAACCCGGAATGCCGGATCGCATCATCCATAAGGATGGTCGCCTGCTTCACCGCAATGGCTCCGGCAGATTGCAGCAGCGTGTTCAACGCGCTGTGCTTGCTTCGAATCCACAGCTTTCGGCCATCGACACCGATCAGGTATCCGCGGTCAACCTTGGCAGCGACGGCATCGCGCAGCTTCTTCAGGGCGGGGGTAGCTGCAAGGAACTTTGCCTTGAGTTTCTTACCCTCTTCCGCCTTGCCGCCGACGATGTTCCCGATCTTCTCGTCGCCAGCCCCATACAAGAACGCATATATGAATGTCTTCGCGTCGTTGCGCGTGGCCAGCCCAGCGGCCTGCTGGTTCTTGGTATGGATGTCTCCGTTGCAGATGACATTCGCGTACTCGCCGCCGTCCCACGCAGCGAGGTAGTGGGCAAGGCAGCGGAGCTCCAAGCCGGACGCATCGCATCCAAGCATGACCATCCCCGGTGTCGCTCGGAACAGGGCGCGGCATTGCTTGCCCCACGATGCGTTGACGGCTGGGACCTGCGCGATGTTCGGTCGGCTGTGGGTACACCGTCCGGTGATCGCTCCGTTGGTGTTCACATAGCCGTGGATGCGGCCGTTCTTCTCGGCCTTGAGCCATGCTTCGTCACCCTCGGCAACCTGCCCGAGCCTCTTGGCCACGGTCAGGTACTCGCAGATCGCGGCCGCAGTCGGACCCGGCATCACCGACAGGATCGACTCGTCCACCTGCGGCTTGCCTGATGGGGTGAACACCTCCGGCTTCCAGCCCTGTGAGATCAGATACTCAGCGATCTGGTCCCGGCTTCCGGGGTTGAACGGGATCGTCTTGGTCTTCGTCTTGAGCTGGATGATCGTCGGCGGAACGGTGGCTTGAAGCGTCTCCGTTAGCTCAAGCTTCCGCTTCTGGAGCTCGGCCGTCAGCTGGTGCGCTGCTTGGATATCGAAGCAGAAGCCGCGGTTCATTTGCCTTTGGATCAAAGATGCAAACTTTGTCTCTAACTGTAGTGCTTTCGCTCCGGGATCAATCTCGGAGTCCAGCCTCTTCCACAGCTCCAGCGTGATGCGGCAGTCCTGATGGTTGTACTCAGCCAGCTCATCGCTGTATTGCAGGTTAGAGAAGTCCGTGACCTTCTCCAGCAGGTCGCCCTTGAGTAAGCCGAGGCGGTAGCCCCAAGCCTTGAGCGAGTGCTTGCCGATCAGTTCGGTCGGGAACTCCTTGGCCGCGAAGTCACGCTCCTTCTGATCGGGGTAGACCAGACGGGCCATGACCATCGTGTCGTGCCACGCGATGTTCCGCTTCTTGAACATCCAGTCCTCGTACATGGACAGGTCGTGGCGTGTGAGCCATCCCTCGATGTACGGGATATCGAAGCCGATGATGTTGTGGCCAATCACGCAGTCGCTGGACAAGATCATCCGAATCGCCTTGTCCACCTCGTCACGCTTGAAGGTGACGGCGGGTTGGTCCTGCTTGTCTAGCAAGATGGAGATGCACAGGATGTCACCCTCCATCGGGTTCAGCGATGTCGTCTCGATGTCAAATGCAACTCGTCTCATGTTTCCTCCTAGAAGTTCGGTAGCTCTTCATCCTCGGCCGCGAAGTCGAATCGGCTTTCCGACAATCGACCCGTGTCCTTGTCCCAACGCAGTTCTCCAGCCCTGCCCGTGTCGCCTCCGAATCGGTTCTTCAGCACACGGATCTTCGTGATGTTCTTCTTCGTCTCGTTCTGCTGGTCGCGCTCCAGACCGATCACGATGTCGCTGAGCTGACCAATCGCACCAGACCCACGCAGCTGTGCGAGACTCGTCTGGCCTCCTTCCTCATGCGATCCTTCCTTCGGCCGCTTGAGGTGGCTGACGAGAATCATTCCGCATCCCAGTTCCTGTACCAGCATCCGCAGCTTCGTCATCGTGTTGTCGATGATGCGACGCTCCTCGCCATCGTCAATACCAGACACGACGATGCTGATGTGATCGAGGAAGATCCACTTGCACTCAAGGCCGCGGACCATGTAGCGGATGCGGGCAAGCAGATTCTCCGAATCGCACGAACCAAAGTGGTCGTACAGGAACATCCGACCAGATCCCACGGTGCGGTCAAAGGCAAGCCGCAGTTCATCCTCTGGAATCGACTCGCGTTCCTTGTCGATGTGCAGCTTCTTCGACAGCTCGACGGACATGATGCCGAGAGCGGTGCGGCGGACGGATTCCTCAAGCGCGATGTATCCGACGGTGCCGCCCATGCCAAGCAACCAATGCGCCAGCTCTCGGCACACGGAGCTCTTGCCGATGCCCGAGCCGGAGGTCACGGTGATGAGCTCACCGAGACGAAGACCGTGCAGCTTGTCCTGTAGGCCAGCCCACGGGTACGGAAGGCTCGGCTGATCCTTCGCGTTGATCTCGACCCAGAGGTCGCGGCCGTCGATGATTCCGTCCGGCCTGTAGACCTTCGCTCCCCACATCGCGTCGATCACCTCGCGGCCGCGTCCTGCCGTCAGGCACTCGTTTGGATCCTTGAGTGGGAGTTGCGCGATCCTCGCCTTGCCGGGAGTGAGCAGCATCGCGCAGTCCGTGGCTGCGCCCTGCCCCGGCTCGTCCATGTCGAACATGAAGACGACCGTCTCAAACTTCTCGATCCACTCTAAGTTGGCGCGAATCGCCTTCTCTGCGCCAGCCGCTCCGGTGGGAATGCTGACCACAGGCCACTTGTTGTCCTGTAGCTGGCTGACCGACATCGCGTCGATCTCGCCTTCGGTGATGACAAGGATCTTGCCGCCGTCACGCCAAAGGTTCTGACCGAACAACCCGCAGCCCTTCATGTCGCCAACAACGACGAAGCTCTTGTCGGCAAAGCGCAGCTTCTGTGCCTTCACCTGACCGTCTGGCCCGTGGTAGTTCGCCACCTGCACGGGCTTGTTCTGATACTGCGCGACTCCGTACCGGAACTTCCGGCAGGTGTCTTCGTTCAATCCGCGCTTCGGCAGCGCGGCGATCTCGATCTGCTCGATGAGATTCACAGGCAGTCTCCTCCTTGAGTGAGTTTGCTCAGCGTCCTGAGTAGTTTGTTCTTCGTAGTGGCCACATCCGTAGCCAAAGCAGAATGCGTGGCCGTCGCTATAGCGGGCCAGAGCGTCCTTGCTTCCGCACTTCGGACACGGTTCGTGCCGAAGGAAGTTCGATTCGTTTCGCATCCAGTTCCACCGTCATGTAGATGCCGGGTTCATGTTGACCCGACCAACCCTTCACCGCATCAACCCGGACCACCAGCGTATCGTCGGACCACACGATGGTGTTGCAGGCATCGAAGATCGACTTGATGTAGTTGTCGATGTCTGGCCGCGGCACCGCAAGCTTCGTCTTCTTCGGCTTCTGAACAATGAACCTGAGCGTCACCACGATGGGATCGGTGAACGGCTGGTGGCCCGAGATGCCAGCTACGGCATCCCGGACCACCTTCGCCGCCTTCTTCTTCCACGCCGTGTACGCCGCCGGGTAGTACGCACCCCACTTGCTGATGCGTGGGCGGGGACAGGCGATGGGCTCTAGGTTCAGCTTCAGTTCCATCAGAACTGCTTGCCGTCCACGACATCGCCGGATTCCTCCGGCTGATCCTCGGTGAAGGCCGTCTCAAAGCCCTCCTCCTCGGAGAACCCGAAGTCCTTGGCCGTGCGTCCGCCGAACTCCTTGAGCTCGATGACCTGCACGGCCTTGAGGCGCAGCGTCATGCCGACACCCGTGGCCGGGACATTCCAGAGGTTCGGCTCAAAGCCGATCCGCACGATGCTGCCGCCGCCCACGCGGTCGTTCATCGGACGCATCTTCGCATCGAACAGGATTGGACGCTGCTCGATGGTGCGTCCGTCCTTCGTGTCGATCTTCGCCGTCAGCTTGAACTTGAACTCGATCTCCCCCGTCGGGTTGCCGGAATCGTTGGTGCACTCCTTCCACGGGAGATCGCACTTCTTCAGCTTCTTCTTGGCATCGCGCACCTCGCTGGCGTAGTACTCGTCGTACATCTGCGTGAGCGTGGCGATCATCGGTGCCGCGGAAGCCGCAGACATCCGAAGACCGCAGCTGAAGATTCCCTTGACATCAAACTTGGTGTCGGGCTCGTTGACCTTCGGCCACACGGCAACACCCTTCGGACTGGTGAGACGCTTCTTGTCACTCATGGCTAAACCTCCGGATCTCATGCGAAGAAGTACTGGGCACCGCGAAGACGACTGAGATCGAAATCTCCACGCGGCGGGGGAGCGGGGACGGAAACGCCTGCCGGAAGCAGGGCATCAATCTCCGTCTTGAAGCTCTCCAGAATATCCATCGAGAACACCTCGATGGCGGATTCCTTGATTTCGGATTGCAGGATGCCGACATTAGGAGCAAGCGTTGCCGCTTGATCGTGTATCCAACTGAATACATCAATGCCGTGCAGGTCGGCGCACCTGTTGGTGGACCACACCATGATGGACGAGTCTAGAGCATGGACGAAGTTGGCCGTGATCGCATTGCGGTTGGCACGGCGGGACATTCGGTTGTCCTCAATGTTCATGGCATGGACGCGGATCTTCGGTCCGATGGCGCAGCGGACCTCTTCTTTCTTCCACATCGGATAGTACTGCCGGATCCAGAACCCGCTCGGCGCGGTCCACGAAATCGCCGTTTCATGCTGGACGCAGATGTCGCTGACCTGCTGTAGCCACTTCATCAGCGTGGCCACGCCGGGAACAACTTGGTCGATGGTTTGGTGCACGACCTTGGCCAGCCACATCGAGGGGGACCACACATCGGTGAACGGCAGGGACAGTCCGGCCTGACGACGACGATCCATCTCGTCGTGCAGCCACTCTCCGATGTACTGCTTGCATGAGTACAGCGTGGCAGCATAGGGCTTCGTCATCACGGGCCGCTTGATGCAGGATCGCGTGATGCCGATCTCAGACCAACCCTGTGCGTAGGTGTGGTCCATAGACGACACCATCTCCAGAACCCTCTGCGCGACTAGGCGGTAGATGTCGGCGGGGTACTCGCACTTGACGCAGTTCGTGGCCTCGGCACCAACGCTATCGCGCAGCAGCAGCGAGATCAGTTGCAGCGCGTTGTTGCTGCCGTCGATGCCGATGGGAAGATGCGTGACAAACTTCGCCGTGTCTTTCATCCGCGTGAACTCGTCGCAGAAGGCAAGGAACTCAAACGGCTTGTCGGCCTTGCTCCAGAACGCGACGGTATCGAGCGGCCTTCGGCCAACCTCGATGATGTCCTTCTCAAAGTCCTTGACCCATTGCAGGCGGTCGGTGTAGCGGTCCTTGTCCTTGCCGTAGCAGTTGGCTCCGTGGATCCGCAACCACATCTCGCCGTCGTCCGTCATCGGCAGGCCCTTGCCGAAACGCAGGCAAGCCTTCGCCGCGTCGAATCCCTGAGGATTCAGATACCCGGGCATCGGGTAGCCGCGGCCACGGAAGTCGAGCTGCATCGGGAAGTGCATCGGCACATCCGCGTAGCGGTCCGCAACCCAAAGCATCTTGGCCAGCTGCATCGGCTTGGATGGATACGCGAAGTCGTCACGCGCCGGGATGTCACCGACCGGAAGGTTGTTCTCCCAGCACGACCGCACGACATCGAGCGTATACGGATTGGTGCGCCAGACCGTCTTCTGAATCGTATTGATGGCCTTGTATACGAAATGGAGATCGCGGCCCTTCAGGTCATCGAGATAGCGGCGGCTGTGGACCTTGACCAGAGGGCGGCGACGGAAGAAGTCGGCCTGATACCCGCCGACGAACGGATCCTTCCAGTCGAGCGGCTTCTCCACCATCGGCAGCCACACGGGCGAAAGCATCTCTGCCTTCGCGCTGTTCTTCTTGATGTAGTCGAAGAACGAATCGCTGGCTCCGACCATCGTCAAGGTCTTGCCGCGCTCGTTGCGGATGTTCTCGATCTTGAGCAGATCGGTGTTCTGATGGATCAGCTCGACTAGGACGATGCCGACCTGAGCCCGTGCCTTCGGCGGCCAGTTGCTGATGCCGAGGTTGTGGTTCTTGATGCTGCGCTCAATGAACTTCCGACGCTGACGCTCGTTGATGTTGCCCTTGACCTGACGCTGGAGCTGCTGCCACAGCACGGGTTCCTGTTGAACGATGTTGCGGAAGTCGGCCTCGTCCTCTAGCACACGGGCGATGCTGTTCGCCGCCTTGAGCATCGTCTTCGATTGCGATGCCGAGTCGAGCAGCGACTTGAGCGACAGCAGCGCGACTACATCGGAAGGCAGCACCTCGATGTACTCAAGGGCCCGGTGCATACGGCCGGGTCGGCCGCGGCACATCGTCTTCCACGATTCGATGGCTTGGGTTACGGCTGGCACGGCCAGCGACATCGCGTGTCGCGTGACCGGATCGGTCGTCTCGCTTCCATGCTTTGCGTTCCTTGCAACACGGTGGCGGTACCTCAGCTTGCCGAGTTCCACCATCTCAGCTTCGACCATACGCTCGTCCATGAGTCCTCCAGTTGTCAGCCGAACACGGCTGTGATTGCGTTCGTCCGGTCCTCGTCCTTGAGGTGCGCGTAACGCATCGTGACCTCGATGCACTTGTGACCGCAGAGTTCCTTGACCGTGAAGATCGGCACACCACGCTGCACCAGCCACGACGCAAAGGTGTGGCGACAGCAATGCGGAGTGAGCTCCTTGTCATCCTGAAGACCGAGCCGCTTCTTCATTGCGTCCCACCTATGTCGGACGGAGTGCAGCGACATCATCACAAATGGTCCGGCACCCTGTTCGCTGCGTGGACACAGCACATTCCATGCAGCCGTGGACAGGGGAACCGAGCGCGGCTTGTCGCTCTTGTTCTGCCACACCCGAATGTGACTGGCCGTCATGTCGATGTCCTCCCAACGGAGGTTCAACGCTTCGGACAGGCGAAGCCCCGTCTCCACCAGCACGACTACAAGATCAGCCATGTCGCAATCGTGCATGGCCAGATCCTCGCGGATGTTGGTGTACTCGGCCTTGGTCAGGAACCGGACACGACCATCGGATTCCCGCAGCCGTTCGAACTTCGGCTTGCGGGTGATCCACCCGCGGTCGTGTGCGAAGCTCATCATGCGGGACAGCGCGGCCATCTTGCGGTTGATCGTCGCGTTGCTGTTGCCGATGCGGCGCAGCTCCGCGATCACCGCATCGCCATCGGCCGTGGTGATCGAGGAGATTTCCCGGTCGGCACCGAGGATGCGAACGACCGACGAAGCGTTGATGTCAGCGGTGACTTCGCCGCGGGTTCCTGCCCAGACCTGACGGTACACGGTGTCTGCGAGTTCGGCTATCGTCATTCCGTTGTGCCCTTCTCCGGCGGACAGTCCGGGAGGAATCTGTCCTTGCAGGACGGCCAGCTTGGCCTGTGCCTGCCAGATTTCCGCGTCCTGTAGGGACTTGAACGATCTGCGGTACCGGGTTCCGTTGCCGGACACCGAAACTTTCCATGAATGACCAGAACTGATAATCGACATGGGTTCCTCCAACGCGAAAGCGCGTTACATCCAGTCTATACGCTGTAGTTAGACTTGTCAAACGGTTGTTCAACGCGACTAACAGCGCGACTATGGTGCGCCTAAACAGCGATTTGGCCCGATAACGGCCCGAATCCGGGCGGCCCCGGGGGCACCACGCCGCCCCCGTTCGGTCCGGATAACTACGCGCGGCCGCCCCCGGTCCCGGCCAGCTTCGGACCCGGCCAGCTTCGGACCCGGCCAGCTTCGGACCCGGCCAGCTTCGGACCCGGACCCGGCCGCCCCCGGCCGGAAATGAAACCGCCCCGGCGGGAACCGGGGCGGGACGGGGAACGGAAACGGGGCGGGAAAGAAACCGCCCCGGCGGGAACCGGGGCGGGACGGGGAACGGGGGCGGGGCGGGCCCCTATTTCATCGGCGGCCCCCCTTCCGCGTGGCCAGAATCGAAACCACGGCGGCGGCGGCCAGAATGAAACCCCACACAATCGCGGCGGCGGTTTCCCGTTTCACGCGGTCCCCCTATCCGCCGCGAATGCGGCCGCGCGGGACGGGTCCGCATTGACCCACGCAAGGGCGGCCAGAGCTTCAGACATTTCCACCCCGCCGGGGAGAATCACGCGCGGAAGGGGCGGCGGCGGGGGCACTAGTGCGGCGGCGCGGTCCACGCGGGAACGGGCGGCGGCGGCCGCGGCGGCCCCGTCCGTGGTTTCCCCCGATGCGATTCCGTCGGCCAGATTCACCGCTTCCCGCATTGTGACAAGAAACGCGCCGAACCCGAGGAGCTTCCGCGCGGATTCGCCCGGGTCCACAATGCGAACGGAAACCGCGTCCGAAGCTTCCGGAAGAGTCAGAGTAAATACGGCGGCCCGATCATCCCCGGTACCCTTGCGGCGGCGGTCCGCGGCCCGTAGTCCGGCCCCCACGCATTCCGCGCGGAAGCTGGCCGCGTATTCCCCGGCACGGGTTGCGACATTGAACCAACCCCGGACGGAATCGGCGGCCCCGCGGCCCCCTACGGAAACTTGACGGCCCGCACTATTCGAAACGCGGGCGAATGCGTTTACGCGCGACATTCTGAAATCCTCCAAAGTGTGCCAGACTGCGGACCGCCACGGCGGCGGAACCGCGAAGGGCCCGCGGCGGAGTTTCCCCCGCCGGGGCCGTGGTTCCATCATTCGAAATACCCCGGATCCTCCGCGCGGATTCCGGTCCCGGCTAGTTCCGCGATATAGGCGGAAGCTTCCGCGATATAGTCCCCGGCCAGCTTGCCACAATCCGGACACGGCCCGGTTCCGTCCGTCCGTTCGCACGGGCACCCGAGCGGGCCCCGGGGTTTCCATCCAAAGTCGGCCGCGATTCCGGGGAAATCGTAGTCCGATTGAATCAATCGGGAATCCCCACAATCCGAAACAATCAGGAAACATAGGGAAACCCCGCGAAACCCTTCGGCGGTTTCAATGCGGAACCCGTGCCCCTTCCGGACCCGATAGCGGCCGTGGTTCTCGGCGGCGCGTAGGGCGAAACTTGCCAGCGGGTCCGCCCATTCGCCCGTTAGGCGGTTCCACGCGCGGCGGAAACCGTCCCGGCCGAATGCCCCCACGATTTCGAACCCGTCCGAATCGCGGCCGTATATCAGGCCGCCGAATGCGGCCGGATTGTCCGCCGGGAACGCGGGCGATTCGTTCCACCCCGCCGGATTCCATCCGGCAAGCGCGGGCGCGTCCGGTTCCATTTCGCGGGCCGAGTCAATCAATCCGCGAAGCGTTCCCCCTGCGGGAATGTCGATACGCGCGAACCACGCGCCCCCGGTTTCCGTGTCCCCGGTTTCAGCGTCGGCAAACCCGTGGCCGGAAATGATACGGCCGACGGCGGCCAGCTTCGGACACGCAAGCGAACCGGGAACCGGGCGATTTCGCCACGCGGCCGGGTCCGTGTCAAGGTACGGGAAATCGGCGCGAATCATTCCGCCCCCCCTTCGGTTTCATCGGTGCACAGAATGCACAGAATCACGGCGGCCCGTTCCGCGAAATCGGCCGCGCGGGATTCGTCCCGCCGCCACCGGGCGCGAAAGTGTCGATATATCCGGCGGGCCCCGTCCGAATCGGGACCGTTCCATAGCGGGGACGGCCGGAAAGAAACCGGGGCCGATTCCACCACGCACCCCACGCGATATAGGGCGGAACGCTGGCCGCCGTGGAAATCGCCCGAGATAGCGTAAAGAGATTCGGCAAGGGCGAAACGGTCCCCCGCGTCGTCGTCCCCGTCCGAAACTTCCCGAAGTAGTGCGGCCAGCTTCGCGGCCGTCCGCGCGTATCTCTCGGCCGTATCCGGCTCGGTTTCATTCCGCCACGCGGCCGCCGATGGTAGGGCCGCCCGGATTCGTTCAAGCTTCACCACGGCGGGCCCCCTTCCCGGCGCGAATCGGGGAACCGTCGGCGCGTCCGATTGACACGGTCCCGATTTCCACCCCGTCCGCATTGTACGCGTATCCGATCATGCGGCCGCCGTCGGCCGAGAACCGCGCGAACCGGACCGCGGGCCCGTCGAATCCCCCCACGCGAACCGGGGCGGTTCGTGCGTGGCGGTTCGTCAATCGGACCGCGGCCCGCCATTCCGGCGCGACACAATCGGCCCGCCATTCCCCGCCGCCGTGGCCGACGACACGAACCGCGAACCGAAGGGGGCGGCGGCCCGTGGCCAGTTCCGCGGGGTACGCGGTCCCCGGACCGAACCGAACCCCGGCCGCGTCGGTTTCGGCCGTCGTGGTTCCCGTGACGGCGGCGGCCACGCTGGCCGCGAAGCTTGCGAGATATCCGAGCATTCTAGAATCCTCCAAAGTGTGCGGGCCCGTGGGAACCGTTCCCCGCGGGCGAAGGGCGGCGGCGGGGTTTCCCCCGCCGTGGCCGTTAGAACTTGCGGACAATCGCGGCGGCCGCGTCGGCCACGGCATCGGGACGCATTGAACGCCACGCGGACGCGCGGCCGTGGAACGGTTTCGCCATTCGAAAGACATCGGCGGCGGCCGTGGGCGTTTCTTCGAATGCTTCCCAAGCGGGAATCACCACAGACACGGCGGCGGATTCTGTGGGGATTTCGTCGGCCGCGTCGGCCACGGCCACGCATAGGGCCCGAATCGCCCCGGCCGAGAGAAACCCCGGCGCATTGTGGAGCGTGCACAGTAGGCCGATGAAATCGGCGGACGGATTAGACGGAAGGGCGGCGGAAGCTGTGAGCATTGTTCAATCCTCCAAAGTGTGCGGACGGCCACGGCGGCCGTATAGACGGAATCTAGTCGCGGTCCGTCCCCGTGTCAAGCTGTGGGGACCGTCCCGCGATCATTTCAAGGGCGGCGGCGGCCCGTTCGGCATCGGGGCCGAAGTACGCGGCCAGTTCCGCGCGGCGGACGGCGGACGGGATACGGGATAAGGCGGAAGCTGTGGCGGCCGGTTCGGGACCGGCGGAAGCTGTGGCGGCGGGAAGCTGTGGCGGACGCTGTGGCATTGTTCAATCCTATTAGGGGCGGGGCGGGCCGGAACCGTTCCGGGGACCGCGGGCCGTTTCATCGGCCGAAGCTGTGGCCACACTTGAACGGAAACGCAAGAAACGGAATCGAAGGGGAACGCGGCCAGCGTCCGGCCAGCGATTCCGCGCGGCCAGCGTCCGGCCAGCGTGTCCCGTGTCGGCCGTGTCTGTGGCCGTGGTTCCCGCCGTCCGGGCCGCCACAGACTCGGAGTCTATCGCGGTCCCGTGGTTCGGCCGTGGTCCGGCGGCGGCCGTGTCCGTGGCCGTGGCGGCGGGGCCGGATACGGCCGGGGCCGCCCGTTATCGGGCCCGCGTCGGCCGCCCGGTCCCGCCCCCGCGCCGGAACGCGCGACCGCAGGCCCCCGAGGGGGGGAATCGGGACTAAACGAAGCGATATACCCCCTTTCGGATTTTTCTGCCGAAAGGTCCGCAAACAGAAAGGCGGCACAGACCGTGAAGCCTGTACCGCCCTTGGAGGAAAAGATGCTTGTTGCTACGCGCCCAAAGCGGGACTTGCACCCGCATCCCCGCCGAGCGGGATCTTCTGGATTATACGCTCTGTCCCACCGACAGGCCCAGTATTAGACGATTCGGCGCGATTGAGTGGTCAGTTGTTCCGGGCCAGATCGGCCTTCATCTCCTTGAGTTTCGTCCACAAGGCCGTGTAGACCCTCAGGGCCTCCACAACATCCTCGTCGGGCCCGCTCATCGTCTCATGCAGGAACCCGTCCAGAGCCATCTCAGCCGCCTTGGGCCGCTTCAGCTCGATGAACTTGGCTGCCAGCCGCTCAAACTTCGCGTAGGCGGGCTCGTTCTCCTCTGGATTGACCTCTGCCCCACCGGACAGGACATCTTCCAGTCCCTGAATCTCGTTCAACATCTCGGTCCACTCGTCCGTGAAGTCGAACAGGTGGTAGTGTTCACCCACGCTGCCCTTCGGGATGGCGAACTCGATGAACATCCGGTCGTCCACGGGCTTGAAGTAAATCTTCGTGCCCTTCGGAGGCTTGGGTAGGCTCACTTTGCACCTTCCTTCTTGCCCGTCTTCCCCGTCTTGGGCGGATTTGCGGGCTTATTGACGGCCTTCATGGCCCACGGGTGGTTCTTCTTCGGCTTTGTCGCAGTCATTTGTCCTCCTGCTCGTATTGAGCAATGCGTTCTCCAATCCAAGCCATGCAGTTGCAGGCCATTGAGTTACCAAGTGCCTTGTAGCGGGGCCCATCTGCGGCGGGCTTGCCTCGATGCGGCACAAGCGTCCAATCGTCGGGGAATCCTTGTAGCCGTTCGCACTCAAGTGGGGTCAAGCGGCGAACTGTCATAGCAGTAGCCACAGCGTGTGTGTCTCTTTCTCCAGTATCAAACGCATTGACGGTGTTTGAAGTTTCCGCCTGTACCCATGACTCATCGTCCGTCGCGCTTTGGGCGCGTTTGGACTTGCGAAAAACAGCAGGAAATACATGACCCGCATCTAATGCAGGTCTTCCACACGAGTCAGGCCCACGCGCTGTTAGGGCTCCCACAATAGGCTGAATAACAGCACCAAAGTTCGCCTTATCAGGCATCCGTTGTGCCCCGTTTGCATTTGATTTAGTCAATGTTGACGCACAGGGGCTTCCATCCCACCAGCGGTTGTTTCCAACGCTTCCTTCAACATCTTCGGTAGCTTCTTTCCTCGTCGTTGACTGCGCCGCAATATGCCCTCGCAAGCCTTCTTCGATAGCCAGAACCTTTCCGGGACCTGTGTAGTCTCCAAGACATCCGACAACGAACACACGTCGCCGTCGCTGCGGGACGGCTTGGGGCCAGTTCCCCACTCGGATGTATTGAGCATCCAGCACTCGGTAGGCGTACCCATACCCGAGTTGGCCCAACGCCCCGAGGAAGGCACCAAAGTCCCGTCCGGATCCGCTGGACAAGACACCGGGAACATTTTCCCAGACAACCCATCTAGGTTGGAACCGAGCAGCGATTCCAAGAAAGGTGAGCATGAGGTTTCCCCGCGGGTCTTCAAGCCCTTTCCGCAGTCCTGCGACGGAGAATGACTGACATGGGGTGCCCCCGACCAGAAGGTCAACTGATCCGGGTTGTAAGGGCCATTGCTCATACTTGGTCATGTCTCCGTAGTTCGGGACTGTTGGAAACCGATGCGCTAGGACAGAACAGGGAAACGGTTCAATTTCAGAGAACCCCACAGCTTTCCATCCAAGCGAATGCCACGCAACGGATGCGGCTTCGATTCCAGAGCAAATGCTGAGGTAGTTCATTCTGCTTCCCTCGCTTCGAACTCCTGTAGCTTGTGGAGCAACTTGTTGTTGCGTTCCCGCATCTCCGCGATCATCTCCCGGAACATCTCGATATCACGGGCCATCCGGGTCAGCTGATGTGACTGGCTCTCCATGATGTCGTGGCACTTCTCGCGCTCCGCGCGCAGCCGCTCGATCTCGTCGGCGGCTTCATTTCGCTCGGCGTTCTGCGTGTCGGTGAGCGATGTCCAGTTGATCCTGAGACGATCAACAATGTCGATGTCGTCGCTCATTCCAGCCTGCCTTCCCGGATCTGATCGACCTCCGCGCTGATGTCGCGGGTCTTGATCTTCAGGTCCTCCAGACCTTTCCGGATTGCACACAGCTCGACTAGGGCATCACGACAAGCCTGTCGCAAAGACAGGCTCAGGTTGATGTCCTCCGTAGCCCGCTGTAGCACGGGCTGCCACGACTGCTTGTCCATTGGTTTCCTCCAAAGTGTTCTCTCTTCAGGGTGATCCCGAGCGGGGCGTTGCCGAACGGGACCACCCTGTGGGGGAGAAGAATGCGGGACGCATCCTAGCGAACACGCAAACCGTTGACAAGTGCCAAGGCAAACTCGGGATTTCGACCGAGAGTATCGGCCAGTCCGGTTTCCAAGGCGCAGATTTGCTCCTCCTGTAGGCCGATGCCGTATAGGTCGTTGATCGCCTCTAGGACCTCATGCAAGAGAGTCCGTGTTTGGATGGCTTCGGTACAGGAGGAGTTGACGGTGATGGTGGGCAGGGGACCCTGAGCCCA